CTATGGTCCATAATGTGTCAACCATGTCCCCGCACATGTGTCCACCATGTGTCCGGTCCATACAACCTGACTGGAAAGCTCCAGCGCTTTTTCGCGCCGGAACTCGATGTCTGATTTGAGGTTGCTGATCATGCTGCCGCCTTGGCGAGTGTCACCCCGGCCATGCTGAAGGTTGATCCCTGCGCCGCGACCATCGCGTCGAGCGCTTCCCAGTTGACCGAAAGGACGCTGATCGGCGCTTGACCATATGCCACGGCTTTCACCAGGGCCTCGAAGTCCGTCACGTTGGCCTGCAGCGTTACCTGCCCCACCGCTTGGCTCGATACTGGCTTTGCGGCCTGGGCCACGGGGGCCGTCGTCTGGATCGGCGCGGCGCGGACAGGCTCTGGTGTCGCCGCTTTCTCTACGACCGGCTCTGGCTTGATGGCTGCCAAGCGTTCCGCTTCCTGCTCTTCGGCGATACGCTTCGCTTCGGCCTTTTCTCGCTCCACCTTCTGGTGTTCGGAGATTCGGAATTTGATCAGCGTCACCAGGTCGTCGTTGGCCTTGGTAACCAGTTGCTGCACATCGCTGAACAAGAAGGCGTGATCAACGGCGAGCTCAGCCAAACTGGTCAGGTTCAAACGAATGCTATCGGCTGCTTGGCTTGCGTCGATCTTCGCCCGGGCCAGCTCGGTATCAACTGCATCCTGAAGGCTGGCGATAGTGCGCTTGCTCTTCATGGCGCCGGCGAAGTCCGAAACGACATGAGGCAGCGTGACTTTGCCAAGGGTCTTGTTGATTGCGGCTATGTGATCCGCCAGAGCGCGCTCGGCTTTTTGCTTGATGTTGGTCTTCACCAGCAGCTCTTGAGCCTTCACCAGCTTGTCGACCTTCAGGCGCGTCTCGCGGGCATGCGCACTGATGCGATCCAGCGACGAAAACAGCTCGTCGATGCTTTGGGTCTGCGACAGGGCCTGTTTCTTGGCAGCAGCGACAGCCTCCTCAACGTCGCCGCACCACTTGACCGCCTTCTTCGCGTCGGCGAAGTCCTGGTCCGTAGAGAGTGTGGTTTTCACCGAGTCGATGACCGCCAGGGCCGAATCTTCAAACACCTTCAGGTTGCTGGCGGTGACCATGCCGGTCAGCTCGATGCGCAGGGCTGGCAGCTCATCAGGTGCCTTGCCGACGACGATTGAAGGTGTGTCGGCCATCTCGAAGTTGGCCAGGTCTGCCTCGAACTGTTTCCAGCCTTCGAGCAACTGGGCCGCTCGCCCAGCGACGGGCCGGTACTCCATGTGCACGAAGTTTTCCGGCGTGCCATCCGAACAAACAAAGATCACTCGCTCGGCACCGCTCACCAGCAGTTGCTGCTCAAGCTGCCAGTAGTAGTGCGGCGCCAGATCGCCAGCTTTCACCTGGGCCACGACCGACTCATTCCACAGCTTGTGCTCGAACAGGGTCTCTCCGAGCATCGTGGCGCCGTCCATGGAGGCGAGCAGGTTGCCCTCGGTAGCAACGATCGGATAAAGCTCTTCGCCGATCAATGCCTCGGTCAGTGGGCGCGCCAGGGCTTCGGTTGCATGTCCCTTGTCGAAGACAAACTGCTGAGAGGGTGTGACGTCTGGCGTGATGCCCGTCTTCTTGGCGATCAGCAGGTCGGTGCGGGATTGGTACTTCGAGGCGCCCATCATTGCTGGTGCTTCTGAAGCGGTGCGGTACTGAGCGCGGAGGGCAAGCCACTCGGCGGAGCCTTGAGCTACGTTGTGAATTTTCATGCTGCGTCTCCATCGAGGGCTTTGAGGTTGGTGATTGTTTCGATCTGGTCATCGCGCAATGAGTACTTACTGATGACGTTGGAAATGATGTGCTCGGGGCTGGTGCGACCGGCGTCGATAAGCGGCTGCCACTTTTCGATGTTTTCAGCCAGCAGTTCGTCGGGATAGGCAGGCTTGGCGTCCGATTTTGGTGGCGCCTGCCGCGCCGGTGAGACGTCTTTGGCGGCGTCCTCGAATGTCTTGCCTTCCATCTCGTCTGCCGTTGGTGCAGATCCGACTTCGGGGAATGCTTTGCGCAGGGCCTGTGCCTCGGCGCACTTTGCAAGCTGGGCAAAGGCTCGACGCTTCCACATGGCGTTGGGCGCCGCAGTGTCCTTGCTGGCTGTTGCGTAGTTTTCGATCCAGCGCTCGTTGGCTGTGTATTCGGCCACCAGGCCGTTGCTCATCTGCCGCTTGACCGTCACGCGGCACCATTCGGGATACGTGACTTCTACACCACTCAACTTCGCAGTCACTGGAGGGCCATATTCTGGTTCGCTGATCCCGGCGTATTGGCCGGTGCGCGCCGCTTGAATGCGGTACAGGCCGATGCCTGGCATCACCGTGTCCTGCATCTTTTTTGTCTTGGAGTTCCAGATCGGGACGATGTGCACCGGCTTCAACATCGGGTCCAGGTGCGCGGCCTGGCAGTAAGCCAACACCATCACGACTGAGTTCTTTTCGGCGCCGGGGTAGAGGCTGCTGCTCAGCACTTCAACGAGCGCGGCCTCCGACATCGCAGGGGTGTTGTCGTCCTGCTTCATTACTGCGGACATGGGGATTCCTTGCCGCGATGCTCGCAGCGATTGAAGGTGTTGGTTATTGAGTGATTCGATCAGCGAGGGCGCTGAGCAATATCAGGAAGATGCAGAGGGAGAGGGCAGAGAAAGAGCCGCGCCAGATAAGCATGCGCCTGGTGCGCTGGTGGGGAGTCAAGGCCGAATCCTCACCGCGATGCGACCGCCCTTCATGGTTGGCGCCAGGCGCTTCGGTAGATCCCGCACCAGGTCCTCACGCTTGCGGCCGATGAGCTCGTTGAAGGGAAGGCCGAAGCCCAGGATGGCGATGCGGCGCTCGATGTCGTCGAGCTGTTCGTCGATCAGCGATTTAACAGGTGCGGTGGTCATGCTGCCTCCTTGCGGCGCCGGCTGGTCTTCAGCAGCCAGGCGCTGTAGTGGTGGAACTCTTCGGCGTTGATGGCGCCGGTAGTGAAGTGGCGGACAATCAGGCCTTCAGCCAGCGACTCGGCCAGGTCTGTTGTGTCCGGATGCTCAAGCTCTAGCAGGGCGGTGGTTATCGCGACGTGCGGGCTCATAGGCCGGCATCCACGTCGTCTTCTGCCTCTTCCCGCTCTGCTGCTACCGCGTCGGCGGCGTAGGGCCGGAGCAGGTCCATGGCGAACCTTTCAACCGTTTCGACTGGGCGCTCATTGCCCAGCAAGTCCGCTGCATGGCTGCGCGCTTCACTCTGGCTACCCAGGATCGCTGACAGGAACAGGCGGGCGAACGAGTCACGCTCGTCAAGTCCGTCGATCTGGCGCTGATTCAGGATGCCTTGCAGGTAGGTGCAGAACCGATCAAACGTCACCACCTGCGGCTGGCCGTGGCGGCGCTTCCACTTGATGTCGACACCGCACACCAGGCGCTCCGCCGAATGCTCAAGCCAATCGGTTACCTCGTTGCTCTCGCTGATCTCTGGAGGCAACTGAGCGTCGTAACGCTCCTGGCATATCTTCAATGCTGCGTTCATAGTCGCCTCCAAAGTGGCGAGTTGTTCACCTGTATTCGTCAACACTCATGCCTCCCGCTGGTTGCCGATGGGCGCGGGGGAGGAGTGCTGACGTAATAGAGGTGGGGAAGGAAAGGCGCCGGTCTTTCCCGGCTGTCATGGCGCTGGTTGTTCAGTCGTACAGGCCATAACTGAAATCGTGCTCGTCGCAATCGATCACCAGCTTGGCACCACCGAAGTAGAGGGCCGCAGTGAGCTTTTCCCACTTCTTGTAAATCATGAAGTTGCGGCCAATGGGTGCGCCGTCCAGCTTCGCGCTGTAGACCTCACCGAAGTCGTAGCCCCGCTCGTTCTGGCCTTTGACGCTGATGCTGATCCGATTGGCCAGCTCCCATTCGGTGCGCTTGGTACCAGAGGAGTATCGAGATGACGAACTGCGCTCTTCCGGCTGTGGGTCAAAGTAGATGTGCATGTGCTTGCTGCTGCCGATGTAGTCGTTTTCAGCTTCGCGAATGGTGATGTGCGGGCTTTCCCATTGCTCGTCTGTTGCGCGCTCTTTGTTTTCTTCGATGAAGGCATTCAGCAAATCGCTCAGGTTTACGAATTCCGGCACGATGTCGTCTTTCAGCGCATCGTCGATAGCTGCTTGCGAACGACGAAGCATTTCGCCAGTAACGCCAGAAGACTCCCACTGTGTTTTCAATGCGGTGGCGATCAGGTCGTTGTAGCGAGTCAGCTCAAACAGATCGCTCACGTTGGATGGCAGCGCATCTTTAATGGCTTGGCTGACCAGCTTGCCCATGTCGCTGTAGCTGCGGAAATTGTCTTTGATGATGTCGGTGAACATGCTTTCCACATGCTTATCGATGATTTCTGCCGGCTTGGCGCCGTCTGTGAATCGGGTTACGCCATCCATCAGCATGGATTGAAGTGTTTGCTCGCTCATTTGGTGCTCCGTGCTTGATCGGTTGTTTTCCCAATGCACCCGACCGAACTGCAGTTGGGTGCATCAGTGAAAACTTCCGCCGTAACCCGCTACTGGCGTCGGTCACCGGCTTGAATCAAATGTTCTTCCAGCCGCGGGCCTTTCGGCTTGTTCTCCCGCTGGATAACTGTTCTTGGCGCTTTACGCTGCACGCCCGGGTCAGTTGCCAACCCTCTGAACCGTTTAGGCCGGCTCATCGCTGCCTTTGAATCTGGGCCGGTGGTGATCCGGCAAGGGGTGTCGCTAAAGAGCGGTGCAGGTTTAACTGCCGACCGGCGTTCTTAGTTGCTGGCTTGAGTTGAATTTAAGCAAGCTGAAATTAAGGTGTCAAGCATGCTGAATAAAATAATTCAGATTGCTGAAATTTACGGGCGATAAAAAGCCCGCTCACTGGCGGGCTCATTTAGTAATCGCAGTACTCGCGCCAGCCGATCCTTACGGCGCCATCATCCAAATGCTCGATCCTTATGCCGGCGGTGTCGCCGATGTCTTGGATGACTTGGTGCCAAGCTTCAGGGCTTTCATCGTCGAGTCTGGAGACTTCAACCAACTGAATTCTCTGCACTCGAGGAGAGGCGATTATGCGTTGCAGACGACGGCCGACAAGCTCGTAGGAGTTCCGTGGTTTGGATGTTGGGGAGGGTGCCTGAATCATGCTTCGCTCCTTGCTAATACTGTATGTGTATACAGTATTGCTGCTGCCATATGATGGCAATAGAGCGACAAGAAAATTCATGCATAAATGCATATTTTGCAGCTGTGCTTTCTGGCAGGCATGAAAAAGCCCGCGCTGAGCAGGCTTGAGCTTGATCAGGAAGGCTACGCGTCAGGTGCCACAATATGGATATCGCCGAGTAGGTCGCTCACTGAGCGGATGTTTTCGCGCGCACCTAGGGCTTCAGCCTCAGATGCAAATGGTCCAACAGCAACGAATTTCGCCGAGCCCTTGGTGGTCGGAAGCCCCAGGCGCTTCACTGACCGGGTTGCCTCCGCGTGTGCCCATGGCTCGCATTCCACCCGTACAGTCCATCCTGACATCAAGGGTACATGCGCGGACAGTGCTGGGAGTACGTCACCACCGCAATGCTTGCACTTGATGGCTGCTCTTTTGATGGTCTCTGCACAGAGCGGGCAGGGGCGTGTATCTGTCTCGGCCGCGGCTTGTGGCGAAGTGGATTTGCCGCCGAGAAGCACCATAAGCAAGCCCGCGAGGGCAATCATGCCGCCAACGATCGTATGGATCTGTCGGTCGGCCATAAGGCCCATATTGTTCACCCGGCCGCCGGTACCAGTAGGCACGGACACATCCATGCTCAGCGCAAAGACCAACCAGCAAACGCCGACAATAATCGCGAATGTTCCGAATCCCTTCATTGATTAACTCCCAAAATTGAGCCTGCACTTTACCATTCGTGGCGTACAGCCACCATTTGGGGAGGAGGGCGTTCAATCTGGCCCATGCGCCTTCAGCCTGGCCAAGCCCTGCTTGATATGCCCGGCGTTCTCTCCGATCGCCTCCAGGGCGCCGCGCACATTCTCGCCGATCTTGGCATGGCCTTGGCTTTCGACGAGCAGCGTCAACTCCATCAGCGCAGCTTCTAGGGCGAGCTGGTTCTCATATATGCGTTCCAGGGTGTCTGTAAGGGAGTATTCGGGCGAGGGCATCGCTTGGTCTCCAGTAGATGGCATGGAAAGCATAGCCGCGGGCAAAAAAATGGCCCGCTTATGTGCGGGCCTAAAGGGAATTCTTCAAAGGAGTAGGGCGACTTTGCACTCTGTCCTGTAAATGCCAGGTGAAAAGGATGTCGAAAAAGCAGAAAGCCCGCACGGGGCGGGCTCTCTGTAACAATTGGGGTGCTGATCCCTTTTCAATCGCCAGGATTGCCAGCGCAATGGTGGCGCGACGAAGGGCAGATACAAGAACCTTCAAGTAGACCTATCCGGCGATCCCTCCTTTGGACATATCGATCTCAAACGCAATTTCTTCAGCGAGTTTTTGAACGCTTGAGCTGTCTGCAAGCTTGGCCAGGTTAATACCTGTCGTACAAAACATCGCGTCATACTCGGGCTGCCTGACGAAGACGGTAGCTGTCCATCCGTTGATCAAAATGCAATCTACCTGGTGTCCTGGCAGACTTCGTTCTAGATCCTCTCTCAGCGATATCTTCTTCCAACTGTGCATGATGGTGTACTAGCGTGGCAGTGATGCACGATTGACATGTTGCTGCTGAAAAAGTGCCAGCGTCAGATGCGAGACGCCCAGCGCTAGCCTGGCATTTTGTAATCAAATCTCAGACAAAGAAAAGCACGCGATGGGGAGTGCGAGCTGAAAGGGATGATCGCTAGGAGCTGGGGTAACCATAAGCGCTTGACTGTGAAAGAAACCCTTCACAGCGTCCAGCTTGATGACCGATATCAGATCGAAGTCGCTATCGCCTGGGCCAGCTGCATGTCTGACATGAGCGGAGAAGGATAGGTCGACTGGTAGTATCTGGATGCCTGCTCAAACTCCGCGCCGCGAATCTCGCCATCCGAACCAATGAACGCCAGAGCGTCAGTCTTGGCTGACTTGAAAATCTCAGGCGGCTCGGTCGTGAGAGATGTGGTCGCTCCAATTAAAATGGTTGGCGCGGAAATTGTGAGAAATATCGCAGCCGCGATAGGGTTGGCGCCATCACCTGATACGGCCTGCGTGCTGACCGATGCCAGTAGGGCTATCGCCAGTGTCTTCCATGAGTCCATTCTTCGATGCTTCCATTGCGATCAGAGGGCGCCACCATAGCAGGGCAGGGGAACCGCCAGATACAAGAAACCCGGCGCGGGACCGGGCTTGGGGAGTCTAAATTAAAACTAAGGCCTCTCGATAACAAGCCTGGCCTGGAGTACGTCTAGTAGGTCGAATGATGTGATGTAGTTGACATCAAAATCCTTGCAAATATTTGGGATTTTAATTTTTTTGCTATTGTCGGGGGCTAAAACCTCATGAGTCACAATGGTTTTACCGGTCGTGGCTGCTTTCGCAATTAACCATGGATCTGCACCACCTAAGAAACGAATCTTTTCAGGATCTGTAGGGAGCTTCATACTCATTACATGCTCAGCAATTCGCCCGAAAAACTCCTGAGTAGCCTTGTCGTCAATTGTATCGAACTGCGCTTGACGTATCTTTACCCAATCCGATAGCTCATCACCATAATCGGACAATTCCTTGTACACCATGGTAATGCTCGATAGTTGTCCTAGCTGAAAAGCCGTATCGAGCCAATCCCAAAAGCCAGGACAGAAATTCATTCGATAGTGAGCGTTTTTAGCTTGTATATAAGAGTTGGCATCTAGCAGGTAGCTCAAAATCCAAGTTCCTTCTTAGAATATTCAGAAATCTTGTGTGGCTTTATTCCCATCAGCCTAGAGGCATCCCTGAATAGCATACGGCCACTCAATGCCTCACTCGCCACGGCTTTGGCCAGAGTTTTACTGATTCGTCCAGTCTGTAGTCGCGAGTAGGGCGGAGCTCCATCTTTATTTCTGGCTTTGTGCGCTGCTATTTTGCCACCAATGAAATTACTGTAATCAGCTTGGCTGATGAACCCCAGCGTCAATGCGCGCCTAGCAATCACCCACTCACTGACATGGAATGTCCGTGTGATGAAAGGGAGGTTATCTTTCCAATCCTCAAAATGCTTCCAGGCAATACGAAACTCACGTTCTGGCGCCAGCAGTTCAGCGGCAACTGCATTGCAGAATATCTCTTCTCTATTGTGCGTTTGTGGTTCTGCGTCAGATACGCCAGACTTCCCAATCCAGATATGCGTAAGCTCGTGGATGAGAGTGAAGAGTCGGGCCTCGGGGCAATCGGCAGTATTGACGAATATTACAGGAGCTAGAGCGTCGCTCATCGCAAAGCCGCGAAATTCATCAACCGATAGAGGTCTACTCGTATTGTTGTTTACAATACTATTGCGCATAACCAGAATTCCGATGTTTTCTATGCTTTGAACCAGCTTAGAAAAATAATCATCGAAAGTTCCGCGTTTTGGCATTTCAGGTATTCCCAACTTCTCCCGCATGCTAATCACAACTGCGGGAATTCCATCGTTAATACTTAGGATGCCAACTACTTCGTTTTTCTCATATCCCTGGGAAGTTAACCAGCTACGGTACCAATCTTGTCGTTCCATCGCCCAACGGATTGTGTCTCTGAGAGCGAGACTATAGCTTGGCTCTCGACCGTTAACGGTTCGAAGGTCGGGTAGAGGCAGGTCTTCAACAGGCGGTTTTGCTAGATACAAATAGCCAAAAGGGATGTGGGTATGATGCGCGTAGTTCATGGCTTGGTTAAAGGAAGGCCGTTTCGCTCCGTCTTCCCAAGCAAGCACATTGTCCTCAGCTGTCCCGATACTTTTCGCAAGCGTGCCCGCGCTGATTCTTGCCCTGGAACGAGCCCATCTCAGTATTTCTGGGTTGATTAGCGCTTCCATGTGCGAAACCTTTCTTTAGACATTACACAAACACCTAGCATGGGCCTGACTCTACGCGACATAGACGGACTCTAAAAGCTATTCGTCACCGATGAGCCAGCCCGTTCATCGTGCAGCTCGCGCGCCGCACCTGCTAAGGCTTAGCTCTCGTGATTTGCCCCGCCCTCACCTCATCCGCACTCCATAGAAGTGGTTCAGCATTATCAGCTCAACCACAGCCACGAAAAAGCAGAGCACCACGAAGCCAGGACTGAATACCCGCTTGCGGTTGGATGAGCTGCCGTCCGGCCAAATGCCAGCTTCGGTTGTGAAAACCACCATGAGTGCCAGCAGAGCATAGGTCCACACCTTGCTCCAGAAGCTCTGCTCTCGCCATGAGGTCGATGGCTTTCCAAGGGCGGATGGCATCAGTAAAACTTCTGCAGCGCCTGGACAACTACGCCAACGATCCGGCAGTTTTCGTCTACCGCCTCAATTGGGTAGCTCGGATTCAGCGGTTTTAAGAACAGCCGACCACCATCGCTGACCAGCTTCTTAAAAGTGGCTTCGTTGCTGTCTGGGAGCTTGGCCACGACCAGCTTACCTGGTGCGACCTCAGCCTCGGTGTCCACAAGGATCAGAGTGCCTTCGGTGATGCTCTGGCCGGCGGGCGCCGTCATCGAGTCACCTTTAACCTTCAGCCAGAACGCCGTGCCCTTGGAGTCGTACTCCGAGAACTCATAGCTGTCCGAGAATCCGGCTGGGTAGGGCTCAACAGCTTCTGCCCAGGCGCCGGCGGCAACCCAGCTGATTACTGGGTAGCGGAATGATTTGGTGGGTTGCGCAGCGGGGGAGACGTTCGATTCGGAAGTGTCCCGCTCATCACCCTCGCCTATAGCCAGCCACTCAGCTCGGAATCCAGTCGCTTTTGCCAGTGCGTAAAGGTTCTCCGGCCTGAGGCTTTTGCTCTCGCCGGTGATCCACTGCGTGACGGCAGAATTTGCAACGCCGCAAAGCGATGCAATTTCTCCTTTCTTTTTACCGCTGACCTGTATGGCGCGGGCGATGCGTTCGTGTCTTTCCATGGACTCAATATTAAGCTAGCTGAATTTAAGCATGCAGTAGGCAGAAAACATCGTTGATGCTATAACTTAAGCATGCTTAAATTAGGGCAGGCTCGAACGAGGATTCGCAATGAATACGCATGAAGTCGCCGAATTCTTCGGCAGCAAGACAAAGCTGGCCCTGGCCCTGGGTATCCGCCCAAGCGCAGTGACCATGTGGGGAGAAACGATTCCCGAATCCAGGCAGTACCAGATTCAGGTTCTCTCCAAGGGCAGATTCAAGGCAGCAAAGAAGGCTCAGGCCGCCTGACACTCATGTCCGCCGATCCATTGAGCAAATGATCGCTTCTGCATCGGCAGGGCGCCACGGAAACAAATTTGAGGTTTTACGAATGGAAGACTTTTTGGATGCATGCCAGGCAGCAGTGAAGGGCAACGAGCCCAAATCCCTGGCTGCAAAGATGGGTGTTCCACACGTTGGCCTGCTTCAGCGCGCAAACCCGGACAATGAAGCTCACCACCTGACCGTGGAGCATCTGTTCGGGATATTGCTGCACACCGGAGACATGCGCCCGCTGATCACGCTTGCCGGGGAGTTCGGTTTTGAGTTGGTCGCAAAGACCGAGCCGAAGCCTCAGGCGCTCACCAAGTCGCTGATCAACGTCGCGAAGGAGGTAGCTGACCTGACCATCGCCGTGCATGAAGCGCTGGACGACAACCACGTAAGCACCTTCGAGAAGAGCCTTATCCGCCAAGAGATCAACCACGTTCGCCAGAGCCTGGACGTGATGGATGCATCGGTAAAGGCCGCCTGAATTTCAGACACAAAAAAGCCGGGGCGCAATCCCGGCTTTTTCAACAGCAACACAACTTGTGGAGCGAATCATGCACCAAGCCAACCAAACGATCAATAGCCCCAACATTCCCGCACCACGTTTTTCGCAATCTGAAAACGTGGCGCGCAATTCCTCAGTGATTCCGTTCGACTTCGACGGCGCCGCGATCCGAGTCATCACCGACAAGCTCGGAGATCCGTGGTTTGTTGCCCGCGATGTCGCTGACGCCCTCGGCTACTCCAAACCGGAGAACGCCGTGGCCCGTCACTGCAAGGCCGCGACCACTACCCCGAAACAGGGTGGTGGTTTCATGACCATCATCCCAGAACGGGACCTGTACCGGCTGGTGATGAAGTCCAAGCTTCCGGCCGCCGAGAAGTTCGAAGAGTGGGTGGTGGGCCAGGTGCTGCCGAGCGTCCGCAAGACCGGCTCGTTTTCCGCCCAGGGCCCGAACAGCTCCAAGATCGTCGGCGAGCTGGCAATCCTTGAGTGCTTCGACCGCCTGTTGAAGCCGGCGCCCTCCAGCAAGATGCTGATGCTCGCCAAGATCGCTGCCAACAACGGCCTAGACGCCAAATTCCTCTCAGGTTACGCCGTGGATGCCGCTCCCGACGCCTCTGGCGGTTCTTCCATGCCAACGAAGGCCATTACCGCCCTGATCAAAGATAACGCCATTGCCATCACGCCACGCGCCTTCAACCTTGCTCTTGAGGCCCACGGCTTCCTCAAGGTCCTCCAGCGCAAAAACTCCAAGCAGGAAATGGTGGACTTCTGGTCTGTGACCGAGAAGGGCATGGCCTACGGCAAGAACCTCACCAGCCCTCAATGCCCCCGCGAGACGCAGCCTCATTGGTACGTGGATCGCTTTCTTGAATTGGCCGCAAAGGTCGGGAAGGCTTGATATGAGCATGGGCCTTATGGTCGCCGCGATGAAACTTCGCGTCGGAAATCCGTTGCGCAAGCTGGTGCTAATAAAGCTGGCCGACAACGCTAGTGACATAGGCGAGTGCTGGCCGTCCTATCAGCACATTGCTGATCAGTGCGAGATCAGCAAGCGCTCTGTCATGAACCACATCACAGCCTTGTGTGACGCGGGATTGCTGCGCAAGGAAATCCGGAAGGGTGGCCCAAAGGGGAATTCGTCAAACGTTTACTTCCTAACCCTCGACGGTGGTGGTGCACCTCCTGCACCAGGGGTGGTGCAGCAGATTCACCAGGGTAGTGCATCAGGTTCACCCCCTAGTGAATCTCCTGCACCAGGGGGTAGTGCAGCAGCTGCACCCAGAATCAGTAACTCTCTTGAACCAGTCATAGAACCGGTCATTGAACCAATTGCACCCCCGGCTCCTGCCGAGGTTGTGCCGGCTCAGTCCCGCGGCTTGGTGCTGGTGGTTGATCGCACCGATGCCCCACGGGTCGAGATTCCCGCCGACATGCCTGGCCCCAAAGACCAGACCTGCAAAACCTTCAAGGTCTGGGCGAACTACGCCATGGCCTACCGCAAGCGCTACAGCGCCTGGCCGGTGTGGAACGCCAAGGCGGGCGGCCAGCTCGGCCAACTGGTCGACCGCCTCGGTGCCGATGTCGCCCATCACGTCGCCGCGCACTTCCTGAAAACCAGCGATGCCGCCGTCTTGCGCAAGTGCCACAGCCTCAACGAACTGCTGGCCAACGCCGAGAGCTACCACACCCAGTGGGTGACCGGACAGCGCATCAACGGCACAACCGCCCGCCAGATGGAACGGACTGAGGCAAACCTTTCCGCAGCCGAGCAGGCCGCCCAGATGGTTTTGGCCAAACGCCAAGCAGGTGACCGCAATGAATACCTCTGAAATGAACGACCAGCAGGTTGCCGGACTGGCCGCTGCAATCTGCGCAACGGCCGAGGCCATGGGCCAGGAAATGAACCCAGGCACTGCCGCAATGATGGCCGAAGATCTTTGCTCCTACCCGGTCCCCGTCGTCAAAGCAGCGCTGAAAGCGTGCCGCTTCGAAGTGAAGGGCAAGCTGGCAATGGCTGACATCCTGCAGCGCGTCCAGACCTCCGACGGCCGCCCCGGGAAGGACGAGGCATGGGCAATCGCCATGACCACCAACGACGAGTACGAAACCGTTGTCCTGACCGACGAAATCCAGCTGGCCCTGGCCGCTGCGAAACCCATCTTGGATGGCGGCGACAAAATCGGCGCGCGCATGGCCTTCATCGACGCCTACCAGCGGTTTGTGGGCCAGGCCCGCGAGGATGCGAAACCAGTCAACTGGCATGTGTCAGTGGGCTTCGACGCCAACCGCCGCATCCAGGCTGTGACCAAGGCAATGGAGCTGAAGCGCATTCCCCACGAATACGCCCAGAAGTACCTGGCAGACCTTAGCGTTGAGCCGATCACCGAGGATGGTCGTGCCATTGCAGGTCTGCTCACCGGTGCCGTCACCCGGGCAGAGCCGGTGCTTCGCCAAAAACTGGAGATCGTGAAGAGCTCGATGCTGGAAATGCGGAAGGCCAGCGAAGAGCGAAAGGACGAGATCCGGATTGCAGCGGCCAATGAGTTGGCTGATCGCCGAGCCCTGCTGATTAAGCAGGCGCAGGAACTGGAAGAGAAGAGGGCGGCGCAATGACCGACAAGATCAGCGTCAACTGCCAAGCCAAGCTCACTGAGGCCATCACATGCCTGACCACCATGTACCGGGACAAGAGGTTTGTGGTGGTCTCCCTGCGCCCGGGCAAGGACCGCACCCTCGACCAGAACCGGCTGTGGTTTGGGATGTACAAGCGAATCGCCGAAATGACACAGATCGGCGACGCCGCGGATGCCCGTCGGTACTGCAAGCTTCACTTCGGCGTGCAGATCCTGCTGAACGAGGACGCTGGGTTCCAGGCCGAGTGGTACCGCGTGATGCGTCACCTGCCATACGAAACGAAGCTGGCCATGATGGGCGAGTGCCATTTGTTTGGCCCTGATGGCTTCCCGGTGACCAGCCTGTTCAACCGCGCCCAGGGCATCAATTACACCGACCGCATCGCAGCCTACTTCACAGGCCAAGGTGTGGTTTTCACTGATCTACTCAGCAAGGAGGCTGCATGATCGCCAAGCAACCAAAACCGAAGAAATGCCGTGTTACGGCGTGCGGTGCGTCATTCGTCCCATTACGCCTGGGTCAGGCTGTGTGCAGTCCTGCATGCGCAATCCTCGATGCACCGAAGAACCAAGATAGGGCCCGCAAGGCAATTGCCCAGCGTGAGCGCCGCGATATAAAGGTTCGCAAGGAGAAGCTGAAGAGCAGGGCGGATCATCTGCGCGAGGCCCAGGCCGCCGTGAACGAGTACGTGCGCCTGCGTGACGCGTGCCTGCCATGCATTAGCTGCGACTCGACGCCGAACGACAACGACCTCATGACCGGCAGCCGGTGGGACGCTGGGCATTACCGATCCGTCGGCGCCTGCCCGGAACTGCGCTTCGAGCCGCTGAACATCCACCGCCAGTGCGTGAAGTGCAACCGCAACCTATCTGGCAATGCCGTGGAGTACCGCATTCGCCTGGTGCTGCGTATCGGCGCCGAGAAGGTGGCATGGCTGGAAGGACTACACCCGCCTTGCAAGTACACCGTAGAAGAGATCAAGGCCATCAAGGCCAAGTACCGGGCAATGACCAAAGAACTGAAAAAAGGGGAAGCCGCATGAAGCTGATCAACGCAAGGCAGGTATGGACCGAAGCACAACACGAATCGAACGCGTCGATCAGCGCTGTGGCCATCGACAAAGCCCAGTCGGCACCGATCAAGAAGGGGCAGCGCATGCGCCGCGCCGAGGCCGTGTTCGCTGCACTGGGGGATGACAAGGAGGAACGCATCCAGGTTGTGCGGCAGAAGATCAGCATCAGCGAAACGCGCGGGACGCCGCTGGGCAGGTCCACTGCCCGCGCTGCTCACCTAGCTATGATCGGAAAAGTGCTACGCGCCATCGACACACTTCCGTTCCAGGTGCAGCAGTTCGGGCACTACCTGTACCACCCGGCGATGAACATGCGGCACCTGCTGAATGCGGTGCTGCTGATCACCGCCAAGGCCGCGCTGCCAGACCTGACTTCGGCCAAGCGCGTTAAGGCGCAATACCTGGTCACTCTGGCCCTGCAATCGTACAAGGGGGAGGTGCACGGGGCTGCGGAGTGGGGGCCGGCGCGGGTAGCCGCTGAGATGCTGACATTCTTCGGCGTCACCATTGACCCAAAGAACTGGACGCGTGACTGGCTCGACCTGTGGGAATCCCTGAAAGAAGTGATAAAGGAAGTGGATATTCAGGCTCAACAACCGCTATGGCAGGTGATCCACGCGGAAAAAGATCAAGAGGCGGCATAATCATGTTGACATGACGGGGTTTTGCGCGTACTTTTCCCATAGTGCACAAGTAACGCGAAACGCACACGAAACCCTGAACCCGGCCATCGCGCCGGGTTTTTTATTGCCTAAGTTTCACTGCAGCCAGGGCAGCCTCACGGAAGGCCTGGACGCTGATAAGCCGGTAGTGCAGCGCTATGGAAAAACACCGGCAGCCCACGCGCTCTGTTCACACCTGACTTCCAGAGTGGCGCGAGACCAGATCAGCGAGATCGATGCATTGGGGTGTCGACGCTGGGATTGTCTTCGGCTGACAGCGGGAAAGACCGCGCATCTATTCAGGGCCTATACGCTTGCACGAGGCCCAAGCTAACCAGCTTTGTTCCAGCGAACCTGGGTAACGCCTAGTTTCCCAGCCTCAAGCAGCATTGCGTCTCTCGATAGGCAGCAATCTATGCGGCCATCTGATCCTTGGCCCGCGTGACTTGCAGCCAGGCGAATTGCTTCTTCTTCGCTGAACTCTGTCGCAGTCGTTATGAAATGCTCAGGCTCTCCGTTCCTCATGTAATGAATGGCGTAATAGGCGTGGTTTGTCATTGGAGCCTCTTGGCCGAAGCCATACCCAAAAGGGTCGATTCTAAGTATCTGGAATTCAGAGAGGTCTGCCGGGATATGAGGCCGAGAGAGATGGTTGCGCCTGAACTGCGGGTTGTTCTATTCGTGTGCTTGTTAAATTATGACCACTGCGCTTACGGTTCGTGCGTTTTACGCTGAATCTATATTTTCATGGCCTCGACATTGATCGGGGCCTTTTCGTTTTTGGCCCTACCACATCCATCGCTCTGAGCTGGGGCTGCTGGGGCTGATTCAAATCTGCAGGTCATGGCCTGTCATATTCATAACTCCCTGACGGGGAGGAACCGAGATGTCCAACATGCCAGACAAACCAGACACATGGGCGATTGCGCTTGCGTGGTTTAGCCAGCATTCGCCAATCCTCTATGCGGCTGTGCTGTCCTGCGCCATGGCCGTCCTGCGCATCACCTACGGTGGCGGCACGCGGCGCCAGATGTTGGTGGAGGGCGCGATCTGTGGCGGCCTTACCTTGACCATCATCAGTGGTCTGGATTTCTTCGGTCTGCCACAGAGCATGGCTACCTTCGCAGGTGGCTGGGTCGGCTTCCTGGGCGTAGAGAAGATCCGGTCGATAGCTGACAGGGTGACTGACTTCAAACTGCCCAGTCGCAAGGTTGATTAATCCGCGCCACGTTTTCGAATGCGCCAAATCGTGGCGCGCAATCATGAGGGTTTCAGATGACGACCATTGCCTACAAAGACGGCGTGATCGCCTATGACTCCCGCTGCACACGTGGCACGACCATCACTGATGACGACTGCGAGAAGCTGGAGACGGTGAAGGGTGTGCATTTCCTTTGTACCGGTGCGACGTGCGATTTCGACGCACTGATCGCAGCCTATTTCGGTACTACTGCGTCGGCGCCCGTCGAGGCATCCGGATACGCGGTAGATGGCGGCACGCTCTGGCTGATCGGCCACGACGATAAGACGGGCTTCTGGAAGAACAGAATCAGGCTTGATCGTGCGGACGCTATTGGCAATGGATCGCCATTCGCCCTTACCGCAATGGACATGGGCGCAACTGCTGCTGAAGCCATTGAGATGGCCAAGAAGCGTGACACCTGTACCGGCGGACTGGTGAGGACGCTGAAAATCGGTATCGGATCAAATTAAGGATTCCCCATCACAACCAAGCAACCCGACTGGGAGGCAATCGAAAGCGCCTACCTGGCCGGGATTTGCTCTGCAGAGCTCTTCGCAAGCTCCACTGCAGCGGTGATGGCCGCTCTGGCTTGAGGGCTGTTCTTCCAGCAAGTCGAGCCTAATGCCGCGGATGCTTGAGCCAGGATGTCACCAACATCCGATTTTCGGAGTTCTGCGAGCGATTCGATACCCATTTGCTCAAGCCGAGTAATGACGGTTGGCCCTACGCCTTTGAGCGCGAGCAAAGCGGTTCTTTCATCTGATGAAAACGGCATCGTAAATTCCTTTTTTTGGCGATGAGTCCACGGAAGTGTGCCCGACGCTAGAGGGGGCCTCAATAGCCCGGCGTGCTCGTTTTGAGAATCTCCAAGGAGGGCGTGTGAACAGACCAGTGCCGCCAGCATCACTGCTTGAACTGTCCGACCTATCTGACTTCGGCATTCGACTGACTCCGGCCCCCGAGGTATGGGACTGGCTCCAATCCGAGATCCTCGCCGACACCGGCACCATTCACAACGAAGACCACGCTCACCTACTAGATGCAGACATCCGGGTGATGTGGGCGTCGTCGAGCTTCGAGAAACAGGGCCGCACAGTTCTGGGCCAGGCCGAACAGGTAGCCTTCCGTGCCGGTGGCTGGCAGAAGGCCCGGATGGAGCAACAGATGCGTGATTGGTTCGGCGATGTGCCGGCCTTCATCATCACCCTGGCTGCTGACTACTGCGCCCAGTGCAGCGACCTTGAGTTCTGCGCCTTGATCGAACACGAGCTGTATCACCTGGCTCACGCGACCGACAAGTACGGTCAACCAGCATTCACCCAAGACGGTGCACCAAAGATCAAGCTGCAGAGTCACGACGTCGAAGAGTTCGTCGGTGTGGTCCGCCGCTATGGTGCGAGCCCTGACGTTCAAGCGTTGGTGGATGCTGCAAACAGTCCTGCTGAGGTGGGGAAATTGAACATTGCGAGGGCCTGCGGAACCTGTCTGCTGAGATCGGCCTGATTCTTGACAGGCTCTAGACGGATGAGAATTTATGGCAGCCCTGAAAAATGAGGTGAAGAGCTTCATCGTTCAGGCGCTGGCGTGCTTTGACACCCCATCCCAGGTGGTGGAAGCCGTCAAGAACGAATACGGGGTTGTGGTGAGCCGCCAGCAGGTGGAGACGCACGACCCAACCAAGTCCGCGGGTAAGGGGCTGGCGGTGAAGTGGGTGACGCTTTTCCACGACACCAGGAAGCGGTTCCGAGAAGAGACCGCAGAGATCCCGATTGCCAACCGCGCGTTCCGGCTTCGTGGCCTGGGGCGAATGGCTGAGAAGGCCGAGAACATGCGCAACCTGGCGCTCACCGCTCAGTTGTACGAGCAGGCCGCCAAAGAGGTGGGCGACGTCTATGTGAACCGCCGCCTCGAACCTGAAAAACCTCTGGGCTCCCAAGCGGACCAGCAGCACGCCGTTGCTGAGTACACCTTGGAGCCTGATGAGAATGTCCCCGCTACCCCGTACCTTTGACCCGCCGGTAAAGCTGACGCCCAAACAGGCGAACATTTACTGCTGGGGGTTCCAGCCAGAGGCCCGCTTCCGTGATGCGGTGTGCGGCAGGCGGTTCGGCAAGACGTTCTTGGGCAAGGCCGAGATGCGCCGCGCTGCACGCCTGGCTGCTGAGTGGGGCGTGAGCGTTGAGGACGAGATCTGGTATGGCGCGCCGACCTTCAAACAGGCTAAGCGGGTGTTCTGGCGGCGCCTGAAGCAGGCCATTCCCGAGGCATGGCGTGCACACCGTCCGAATGAGACTGAATGCTCGATTACGCTCAAGTCCGGCCACGTCATGCGCGTGGTGGGGCTCGACAACTACGACAATCTGCGGGGATCAGGTCTGTTTTTCGTCCTGGTGGATGAATGGGCGGACTGTCCATGGGAGGCATGGGAAGAGGTCCTGCGCCCGATGCTCTCGACCTGCCAATACTCAATACCGGGCATCGGCATGCGAAAAGGTGGCCACGCGCTGCGCATCGGCACGCCAAAGGGCTTCAACCATTGCTACGACACGTTCCTTGATGGCCGTCCAGGCCATGAGCCCGATCACAAGAGCTGGCTGTACACCTCGCTCGACGGCGGCAACGTTCCGGCTGAAGAGCTGGAAGCTGCCCGCCGCAAGATGGACCCTCGGACCTTCCGGCAAGAGTATGAGGCCAGCTTCGAGAACTACCAGGGCGTTGTCTACTACACGTTCAATCGTGAGGCGAACCGAACCAGCGAGACGATCAAACGCGGTGAGGCGCTGCACATCGGCATGGACTTCAACGTCATGAAGATGGCCGCCGTGGTGCATGTCATCCGCGACGACCTGCCATTGGCCCTCAGCGAGTTCTCCGAGGTGCGCGACACACCGGAGATGATTGAGAAGATCAAGCTTCGCTTCCCTGATCACAGCATTGCGATCTACCCGGACGCCAGCGGTCAGAACACAAGCAGCAAGAGCGCGAGCGAGTCTGATCTGTCATTGCTCAGGAAGGCCGGTTTCACCGTAGTGGTGGATTCGACCAATCCAGCGGTGAAGGATCGGGTCAACGCTATGTGCGCGATGTTCGCCAACACGTACGGCGAGCACCGGTACCTGGTTAACGTCGACCAATGCCCGAAATACACGCAGTGCCTGGAACGGCAGATCTACACGGAAAAGGGTGAGCCCGACAAGAAGGCCGGTTATGACCACTTGGTGGACGCCCCCGGTTACTTCATTGCCAAGCGGTACCCGATCAAAACACGCACAGGCGGAACACGCCGAATTGGAGGCTTGGCCTGATGCCAGTGCAATCGACAAACCCCGACTACGACGCGCACATCGCTGAGTGGGAGATGATGGACGATGCCCTCGAGGGTGAGTGCGCCGTTAAGCGCAACGAGCGCAACCTGCCCAAACCGAGCGGCATGGTAGAGGCTGAAAAGCTCGACGGCGCTGGCAACAAGTACCTGTACGAGAATTACACGGCCCGCGCCCAGTATGAGCACTGGGTGCGGGACTCACTGCGCTCAATGATGGGTCTGGTCTCGCGGCTGATCCCGGAAATAGAACTGCCCAGTGGCCTAAAAGGGTTGGAGGACAACGCCACAGCCGACGGCTTCGGCCTGAAGCAGTTGTTCTTCCGGATGGTGCGCCAGGCTATTTCCCATGGCCGGGTGCCGCTGGTGGTGAACATCGATGACCGCGGCGAGCCGTACTTCTCGACGTACGCCACACGCAACGCCATCAACTGGGACACCGCTGATCAAGGCGGCCGGCAGGACCTGGTGCTATCTGTGTTCCGCGAGTTTCGCAAGAAGGGCGGCGATCGATACAGCCATGACTGCGACACGGTGTTCCGTGAGTTCTTCATGCTGGACGATGTTTGCCACACGGCGGTGCGAAATGAAGGCGGTGAGCTGGTCGAGGACGAGAAGCCGCTGGGCACCACCGGTACCGACAACCGCTTGGTCAAAGGCCTGCCATACCTGCCCGTGATCTACTGCGGCTCGACCGACAACTCGCCGGAAGTCGACGAGGTGCCGCTGCTGACCATGGCGCGCGCCGCGTTGAAGTCATACCAGATCAGCGCTGACTACTTCAGCTCTCTGCATCAGACCAGCCACCCGCAACCGTGGGTTTCTGGTCTGGATGAGGCTGTAGAGCTGAGTGTGACTGGCCCTTCGGCAGCATGGGACCTTGGCCCGAACGGCAAAGCTGACTACCTGGAGTTCAAGGGCACTGGTATTGAAGCCAACCGCAAGGCCATGGATGACCAGAAGAACGCCGCGCTTGAGGCTGGCGCCAAGGTCATGGACGTGGGCGGTACCGAGTCGGGCGAGGCGCGGAAGACCCGCCAGAACGACCAGCACGCCACGCTGCACAGCATCGTCATCACAGTGGCCGAGGCGGTGGAGCAGGGGCTGCGCTACGCCGCCGAGTGGAAGGGCTACGACCCTAAACAGGTCAAGTTCAAGGTGAACCCTGAGTTCGTGACCCCGGTGGTCGACGCCCAGGTGCTCGCCGAGCTGCTCAAGGGTGTGATGGCCGACACGATCAGCGCCGACACCTACTGGCAGTACCTCACCACCGGCAAGCTGCCGGAGCGCCCATACGAAGACGAAGCCGAACTGATCAGCGATGAGCGCGAGTCGGCCGGCATTAACTTGGATAAAGACGATGCCGACGACAAGCCTGGCGCAGGCGGACAGCCAACTGCTGGAGCAGACGACCCGCCACTCGGTAATGCTGGAGCGGCTTAAAGCTGGCGAAGTAAAAAAGTTCGAGAAGTACCTGCGCCAGATCGACAAGCTGGTGCGGGAGCAACTGACCCGCAAGGAGCTGACCACCTACAGCCGGGACCGCCTTGAGCAGTTCCTGGCGCGGGTGGACGGCAAGCTGCTGGACATCTACAAGGCCTACGGCGACCTGGTGCAGGCCGATCTGGTCGAAATCGCGCTGTACGAGTCAACATTCGAGGCGAATAGCCTGAGCAATGCACTCTCCATCGACGCGGTGGTGCCGACAAACACGGTGATCCGTGCGGCGGTGTTCTCCTATCCGCTCCAGGTAAAGGGCATCGACGGCGGCAAGCTGCTGAAGAGCTTTGTCAGCGGCTGGACGCGAACCGAGACGATGCGCGTCACGAACACTATCCGGCTCGGCTTCGGCCAGGGGCAGACCAATGCCCAGATCATCCAGGCGATTCGCGGCACCGCTGCGCAGAACTTTACAGACGGCGTCCTGGCGGTGAGTAAACGCAATGCTGCCTCTGTTGTGCAGACAGCAATCCAGCACGTGGCCACCACGGCGCGAATTGAGACGTTGAAGGCCAACAGCGACGTGGTGCTGGGATATCGCTGGGTATCGACGCTCGATCGCAAGACCTCGCAACAATGCAAAGGTCTGGACGGTATGCGCTTCGACCTGGGCAAAGGCCCGCTGCCGCCGGCACATATCAACTGCCGGTCAACCACGGTGCCGACCACCAGGCTTTCGGAGATGTTCGCCAAGGACGCCACGCGCGCCTCGGTGGGCGATAACGGCGGGACCCAGGTCGACGCAGGCCTTAACTATTACGAGTGGCTGGCAACGCAACCGGCGGGCTTCCAGGATCATGCTCTCGGGCCAGTCCGGGGCAAGTTGTTCCGCGATGGCGGCCTGACGCCGGAGAAGTTTGCCAAGCTGCAGCTCGACAAATCGTTCAAGCCGCTGACGCTGGCGCAGTTGAAGGAGGCAGAGCCTGACATGTTCATCCGAGCAGGCGTTACACTCGGCGCTCAACCAGGTTGAGATAGCGCATGCAGATCATCGTTGAGGACGGGAAGGGCAGGCCAGACGCGAATAGCTTCGTGCCGCTGGAGAAGCTGACCTTCTACCGCGACTACTACGGGTTCCGGATACCTGAAGCAGAGGCAGACCAGGTCGAACTACTGCTGCGCGCCGCTGACGACATCAACGGACGCCAGTGGAAAGGGCGCAAGGCCAAGTCGCAGCAGGCAATGGCCTGGCCTCGGCGTGACTGCAAGATCGAATACCAGACGCTGTCCGAGACGTTCGTGCCCTTTGAGCTTGAGTGGGGCCAGGTGCGGCTGGCGGTCGAGCTATACGCTTCCGAGCAAGGCTTTCAGGTCGAGGAGCCGACGCATTGCACAGAGCCCAATGGCCGGTGCGCGCTGCTTAATCGCGATACACCCGGCCTTCGCATGCGCCCGCCGCCATATGCCCCGAGCAGGACGCAGTTCGCGGACTTTCTCGTAATGCGAGGTCTTCTAGTAGTTTCCTGAAGGGGCCAAGCTCACTTCACCCAGTGAAATGGCTCGATTTTGTTGAATAATGGAAGCTTCCGACCGCGCATGAACTCGTCGCCCTGATCTGCAATGTAATCCAGCGCAAGGACCGGACGGTAATATCCGGGAAAATCACGCTTAGAGCGACGGAAAATGCCTGTTTGTTCAAGCGCATCAACTACATCGGAAGTTGCTTGCATCGTGTTTTTGTACGGTGAGTCTTTCGGTAGAAACTGCGTTCTTAACAAATATTCAAGGGAGCCCAGTTGGTTGTTTTCAAACTTATCCAAGGTTTGCTGTCGAGCGTTTATCGACATGCTGATTATGGAGGCCCGGCGGCAAAAATCGACCAAACGAATCAGATCGATTTCGGCGCCTGGGCCGCCATATGGAAGCCGAATTTTGAGCCCGTCTGAGCTGATCAGGCTAGATGCAACAGTCAATTCTTCAGGTATGTCTTTATCCTTTATCAGGTCAAGATAGGCTTGGTAGGGAAGCACAGCGAAAACCGGTTTTTCCTGATCGTTCAATATGAATTGGACATTTTTACTCATGACTATTTCCTTTATTTGGTTTGTGTATATAAGATAAACCAAATAAATGAAATTATCCATAGACGTTGCTAAATCTTTTTCTTACGTCTTCGAACCTCGGCTGAGCCGGGGTTTTTTTATGCCCGTCAGGCGGGCCAACCAAGTCCCCAGGGGATACCTATGCCATTTGAATTTGACCCGGCCGCCGCTGGCCTCACCCTCGACGCAACTCAGACCGCAGCCCTCCAGGAGGCGCTTGGCGGAAAGGTTCAGGAATACCTGGACAAGGAAGTAACCGGCCTCAAGTCCAAGAACCAGGAGTTGCTGGGCTCGAACCGGACCATCAAAACCGAACTGGACAAGCTGAAGGGGCAGTTCGAAGGCCTGGACATCGAGGCGGTCAAAGGACTGCTGGCTAAGGTTGGCCAAGACGAAGAAACCAAACTCATCGCCGAAGGCAAATTGGACGAGGTGATCACCCGCCGTACCGAGCGCCTGCGCAGTGACTACGACACCAAGCTGGCCGCAGAGAAAACCCGTGCGGACAAGGCCGAGCAATTCGCCGCCAAGTACAGCGACAAGGTGCTGGCTGATTCAATCCGCGCTGCTGCCATCAAGGCCGGCGCGCTCCCTGAGGCTGCCGAGGACATCATCCTGCGCGCCCGTGGCACTTTCAAACTCAGTGAAGACGGTGAGGCAATTGCCACCGACCGTGACGGCGAGGTCGTTTACGGGAAGGACGGGAAAACCCCGCTTTCGCCGCTCGAATGGGCGGAATCGCTGCGTGAAACAGCAACACACCTGTGGCCAAGGGCTCAGGGTGCCGGGCAGACCGGCGACAACGGTGGCAAGGCCACGAAAAAGTGGGGCGAGTACACGGAAACCGAACGCGCTGCGATCGCCCGTGACAACCCCGAGCTATTCAAGAAAATCCAGGCCACCAAAGGAACCTAATTCATGCCAACTACCCAACTGACCGACATCTTCGTCGGTGACTATTACGCCTCCCTGGCACCGGTCAACAGCCCGGAAAAGACCGCTGTGTACGAGTCGGGCATCGTGACCCGCTCGCCTGTGCTGGACGCGATCGCCTCCGGCAGCCAGGGCACCGCCGAGATCAGCTACTGGCAGGATCTCAACGCTGATGAAGCCCCGAACATCAGCAACGACGACCCGAACGACCAGGGCGAAGTCGGCAAGGTCACCCAGGACAGCATGCGTGCCCGGGTTCTGTATCTCAACAAAGGCTACGGCGTTACTGACCTGACCGCTGAACTTGCGAACAGCGAGCCTCAGCAGCAGATCCGCAACCGCTTCGGCACCTACTGGACTCGCCAGTGGCAGCGTTACACCCTGGGCGCGGCTCGCGGCATCATCGCCTCGAACATCGCGAACAACGGCGGTGACATGGTCATCGACGCAGGGGCGACCATCAGTGCGAACGCGTTCCAGGACGCTGCTTTCACCGCCGGCGATGCTGCCGACCAGTTTGGCGCGATCGGCGTGCACTCGGTGGTGATGAACCAGATGGTCAAGCAGGACCTCATCGAGTACCTGCGTGACTCCGACGGCAAGATCATCCTGGCCACCTACCTCGGCAAGCCAGTGTTCATGGACGATGCCCTGGTGTATGGCGCGGGTAAGTACCTGTCCGTGTTCTTCGGCCAGGGCGCTTTCGGTTACGGCGAAGGCACGCCGAAGGTGCCGGTAGAGCTGGAGCGTAAGCCTGGCGGCGGTAACGGTGGTGGTGCCGAAGTGCTGTGGGAGCGGAAGACCTACATCCTCCAGCCTGCCGGCTTCAGCTGGAAGGGTTCCGAGGCTCAGAACCTCAGCCCAACCGCGACTCAGTACGCCGCTGCCGCGAACTGGCAGCGCGTGTTCAGCCGCAAGCAGGTTCCGTTCGCCGCTGTGATCAGCGGTACCACCACGCCGTAATTCGGCCCACACAGCCTGGCGCCGTATGGCGCCGGGATGCTTTTGAGGTGACCCATGAAAGTGATCTACACGAACAAGCCGGGCAAAGAACGCGGCGTGTGCTACCGCCTGCTCAGCGAATTCTTCGGTGTCATCGGCTCCGCTACCGAGGTGGTGGTCGATGGCGATGCCCCGGACATCTACGGCGCCTACCAAGCGGCCGGCATCAAGGTGTCCGACGGCAAGGAGCCAGAGAGCAAAGAAACCGACCCTCTGAAAATGAAGGTCCCCGAGCTGAAAGAATGGCTGACCGAGAAGGGCATTGCCTTCGACCCGTCCGCCAAGAAAGAAGACCTGCAGGCCCTGGTGCCGGCGGAATAAGGACAAGCACATGACCGATTACATCACCGTTGCCGATGTTGACGCCCAGCTCGGTCCTGACTGGGCCGGCACCGGTGATCCGGTCCTTGCTGTGACCATGGCCAATGCCTGGCTCACGGCCAAGATTAAGCGGGCTGTTCCCGATCCGGTTCCGGCCGAGATCAAAACAGCCGGCGCCCAGGTCGCCAAAGAGGCGGCGGCGGGCAAGCTGTACACGACCACGCAGAAGGAAGTGCAGAGCAAGACAGTATCGGCTCAGTCCGGTACGTCCGTGAGCAAGACCTACGTGGCAGGCTCTACCGATCAGTCGGCGGGCGTGAACTTCGCCCTGGCCCTGTTGGCTCCGTGGATCACGCGCTCCGGCGTGATGATGCTGAAAAGGATCTGATCATGGGCATGCGCGAAGAGATCCAGGCCGAACTGGCTGAAGCGTTCGACGACCCCGATGGCCTGGCCGACGCGGTCAAGCCGTTGACGGGCTTGCGCAAGGTTGCGGGCGAGTATGACCCTGACCTGGGAGGTGAAACTCCAGACACCACCGTCACTTACATGGGGCGCGGTGTTCAGGGCAGTTACCTTTCCAAGGAAATCGACGGATCCCTCATCCAGACCACCGACAAGAAGCTGCTGGTGCTGCAAAACGAACTCTTCGTGTCGGAGGCCGGTGTGCCGACGGCGGTACCGGCTGCCCCGGCCATCGGCGATATCGTCAACGGTCTGCGGGTGATGAACGTGTCTGCGGACCCTGCTGATGCTACGTGGACGGTGCAACTGAGGAAGTGACGTGGCGAACAAATACGCGAGCATGAACGGCAGCTTTGCCGAGAACATCCGCGATTTCGCCGAGCGCGCCCATGCTGGTATTGACGCAACCATCCGCGAGATCGTCATCGAGATCGGCAGCAGCGTTATCCGCATGTCACCGGTGGGCAATCCAGAGATCTGGGCTGCTAACGTCGTTCTCCGTCAGGCGAACAAGCGGGCCGCCGATGACTACGACTTCAAGGTCGCGGTGCGCAACACGATCATCAACCTCAACGAATCAAACTTCACCAAAGCTGGGAAACTGCGGCGCGGGGTGAAGTACGCCAAGCCCCTGACCAAGACTGAGCGCGACCAGAACTTCAACGTGAACGGCCTGGTGGCCGGCAAGGATTACGTGGGCGGGCGGTTTCGCGGGAACTGGCAGTTTTCCATCGGCGTGCCGGCAGAAGGCACCCTTGACCAGGTCGACCCGGCGGGCGGCGTAACGCTGGCCAAGCTGAAGTTGCAGGTGGAATCACTCACTGCCGGCCAAACTGCCTACATCGTCAACAACCTACCCTATGGCGTTCCATTGGAATATGGGCACTCCAAGCAAGCGCCCGGGGGGATGATCCGAATCACTCTGGCCCGCTTCCAGCAGATCGTCGACGAAGCCACAAGGAACAACCAGGTATGAGCCACGCCATTATCGCGTCGATCTACGAGGCCAAGTTGCTTGCCTGGAGCAAGGCGCGGGCAGAGCCCATCAAGGTCGTGTTTGAGAATATCCAGTATGACCCTGCGGACGGCGAGACCTACATTCGAGCATTCGCGCTACCAGGCGATACCGCCAGTAGTACTCTTGCTGGCGACCATCGGGCGTTCATCGGCGTGTACCAGGTCAGCATTGTGGCCCCGGCCGGCACCGGCAAGGCCAAGACAAACCCACTTGTGGTCGAGTTGACTGGTCTGTTCCGGCTGTATGCCCGAGACATGAAGAGCGGCGTCACAGTGGTCACCATGTCGCCGGTAGAGCAGGGGCCAGGGATCACAGACGCAGCGACATACATGGTTCCGGTCTCTTTCGAGTATCGAGCAGATACCGGATCATAGCTGGTTTGTTAGTACCCACTGAGCCTCAATCCGCGATATTGCCTATGCGGCTATAATCGGTTCCTTTTTCCCAAGGACCGGCAGATGACAAGTTTGGAAGACCTGATAGACAGCCGAGACCCCGCGCTACCCCTCATTGAAAAAATGTTGGGAGAAGCCGCCTTGAGTTATCAGTTGCTCCCTCCGTCCACTGATAGAGCTCGTGTTCTTTCCGGCCTGCAGATTACAACTAGATCTCCGCTGGGGGCGGTAGCCTACGAGACTGGTGGTCTGCTCATTGATCACGGCTGGTTACGCTTGATCGGCTCCGGCCATCCGCAATTGCCCCGAAATCTTGTTGATTGGAACAAGGGCCGTGCCGATGGTTATTTACTGGTCGCCGACGATGCTGCTGGAGGGTTCTTTTCCATCAACGGCGGCGGTCTGGGCGATGATGTAGGAGCGATGTATTACTGGGCACCCGATACATTGCGGTGGGAGCAGTTGGATATTGGTTATACCGACTTTTTGGGTTGGGCCTTAAGTGATCGGCTCGCTACTTTTTATGACGGCCTGCGCTGGGATGGCTGGCGTCATGACCTGCAGGGATTGAAAGCAGATCAGTGCTTTTCATTCTTTCCGTTTCTCTGGACTAAGGAAGGCTCAATCAACGAAAGCAGCCGCACGCTGATCGATGTCGGTGAGCAGTTTGAGATAAACGTCGAGTTAGCTTCCAAACTCGACAAACCAGATTGATGGACAAATTGAGACACCTGCGTCCTTCACTCAATGAGTGCTACTCCAACATAGAACATTCAGCTTCCGGGATGTTGCCTTACGAAGAATAGCTAGTCAGCTGTATCGGCATCCACCGCTCCTACGGTTTACCAATGAACCCGCCTCTGTGCGGGTTTTGTCATTTCTGAAAAGAGGAAACACCCATGCAAATGCCCAACGGCGCCACTCTTGAGATCGCGTCCATCTACGGCACGGCGATCCCATTCACCGCTCTGACCAACGCCAATCCAGCCGTCGCGACTGCTGCGGCGCACGGCCTGGCCGAGGGTGACATTATTGCCGTCAATTCTGGCTGGACGCGCCTCGATGGCCGCGGAGTTCGAGTTGGAGAAATCGCCAGTGGCACGTTTGCCCTGGAGGGCGTGAATACCACCAGCGTTCAGCAATACCCGGCCGGCTCGGGCATCGGCTCTGTCCGCGAGGTAACAGCCTTCACCGAGATCTCTCAGATCACCGATATGAATTCCAGTGGTGGTGATCAGCAGTTCCTGACCTTCGGCTTCCTGGCCGACGATGATGATCGCCAGATGCCGACCACAAAAAACCCGATCACGCTGACCTTCACGGTCGCTGATGATCCGTCCAAGCCTTACGTGGCGGTGTGTGAAGCTGCTGACGACGACAAGCAGGCTCGCTTGCTTCGCCTGAACCTGCCGGGCGGTAGCAGCATTATCTACAACGGCTACGTGTCCATCACATCGACCCCGACCATGTCCCGTAACAACCTGATGACCCGTGTTATCAGCCTGGCGCTGACCGGCCGCCCAACCCGTTACGCGGCTGCGGTGTAACCCATGGCTAAGTTCAAGTTGATTCAGAAACCGACCTTCAAAGCGCCGGTGATGATCCAGCGGGCGGGCTACAGCGCCGAAAAGGTGGAGTTCGAGTTCAAGTATCTGGACCGTACCGCACTGGCAGAGCTTTACACCGCCTGGAACGAGCGGCATGACGAGTTGAGCAAGCAGGTTGGGGACATGGACCTCAACGCTTTCACTGCCGCTCAAATTGACCTGCAGGTTGATCAGCTCCTGGCGGTGGTGGTCGGGTGGGATATTGAAGAGAAATTTACATCCGAAAACGTGCGCATCCTCGTCAACTCGATCAACTCAGCCCCAAAGGCTGTGCTGAATGCCTATGCAGAAGCCTTCAGTGAAGCTCGCCTGGGAAACTCCTAAGCGCCTCGCGCGCGCTGTATGAGCCAGGGCCATCAGATGCAGAACTGATGGCCTTCGGTTTGTCTCGTCAAGACATTCCTGACAAGGAAGTAGGCATCTGGCCCGACAACTGGGACGCCTTCAAAGTCTTCGAGGCCATGAGCACCCAGTGGCGCACAGGCGCGTGCGGCGCAACAGGCATGGACTACAGCGTTCTCTCCGGGGTGATTCGGATGTGTGGCGTACCGATCAGCCAGCGACAAGCCATATTCAGCGACTTCCGCCGTATGGAGGCTGAAGCCCTGCAGGTGATGGCGGAACAGAGAGAAAACAAATGAGCACCAACTTCGCTTCCCTGGGTATTGCGGTCGAGTCGTCGCAGGCCGCAAAGGCTGCTGACGATCTGGATAAGCTGGTCGATTCAGCTGAAGGCGCCCAGAAGGCCATTGATGAGCTGGGCAAAACAGGTGAGGGCCTGGCCAACACCGGCAAAAAGGTTTCCCAGGCAGAAGCGGACGTTGCGCAAAGCATCGATAAATCCACCGTAGCCAGGGATCGGCAAGCTGGAGCAAGTCGCAAGGCAACTGACAGCGCAGTAGCGGAAATCAGTGTCATCAGCCAACTAGACAAGGCGATGACGGGCAACATCTCGAGCATGGAGTCGTTGGTTCAGGCAGAGGGCTTGCTGGAGCGGGCCCGAAAGGGCGGCTTGGTCACCATCGAAGAGCAGGCGAAGTACCAGGACCAACTGGGAAAGGCCTACGACAAGATTGAAAAGGCAGAAGCCAAAGAGCTGGCGCAGAAGCAGAAGCTGATCGAAGCGGAAAATCGTCAGATTGAGGCGATGAAGCGTACCGTCAACGGGATTGACCCGGTGACCGCCAAGTTAGCGAAGCTTGAGGCTCAGGAGAAGGCGCTCAACGACTTGCATAAAGCTGGTCAGATCGACGCTGAGCGCTACAACGAGGTTCTGGCTAAGATCGGGAAGGACCGGGCGGGGCTGACTGAAGCCGCTAGCGCCTTCGACAAGCTGAAGCTCGGCACCCGCCAAGCTCAAGAAAACGTCATGCAGCTGGCTAACGCCATCCAGGCAGGCGATTTGGGCAGTGGGGCACGCGCGATCGTTCAGTTGGGTGCTGGCGCCGGTGAATCGGCGAAAAGCCTCGCAGGGATGCTGATTCCGGCCAGCCTACTGGTCGCTGTAATCGGCTCGCTGGGCTACGCCTACTTCGATGCAATGAAGCAGGCGCGCGAGTTCAATGCCGCTATCAATGGCGGTACGAATGGTGCCGGGCAGACCATCGCCAGCCTGAAGGACATGGCCGACGGCGCTGGGCGTGTCACCGGGAACCTGTCTGGTGCGCGAGAGGCCGTTGTTTCGCTTGCGTCTGGCGCGGCCACCAGCGGTACACAGATGCGCAATCTGGCTGAAGCTGCAGCCGCAGTTAGTGAAGTTACCGGTCAGGGGGCGGGTGAACTCGCCAAATCCTTTGCGAACGCTGGTGATACAGCAACTGAAGCCGCCAGCAAGATCAGCAGTCAGTACGGATTGATCACCCTCGAGCAGTACCAGGTGATCAAGGGACTGGATGACCAGGGCGAGAGCCAGCGTGCCCTGGATACGCTCAGCGAAGATTTGAATCAGGCCGCCTTGACGCGCCTGAAGACCTACCGTGAGTCGTTATCTGATGTAGAGCGCGACTGGGACAAGATCAAGAACGCCATCAAAGGCGCGTACGCAGAAGTCCGGTCGGAGATATTCCCTGACCTGGCCAAGCAGGTCGAGATCACCCAGCGCGTTCTAGATACCCGCAAGGGCGGCGGAGTTGCGGGCGCTATCTCTAACGGGCTGAGTTCTTTGAACTCGGCTCTTGGGCTAGGCACCGGTGAGCATGACGACTCAACTGAGGCGCTTGAGAAGAAACTTGCCGACCTGAAGGCCAGGCAGACTGCCAGCGCTAACCTTGCAATCGTCACCGGTGAAAACGCCGACGCAAACCAGAAGGCAATCGAGGCTCAGAAAGCGCTGGATGCGCAACTCGACAACGTCAACCCTCTGAACAAGCGCAAAGCGGGGCTGGAAAAGCTTAACAACCAGTTCAAAGCGCTTTACGAGAATGCAGAAAAGGCAGGGCAGAAGTCGCCACTGCTTGATGGCGTGAGCTACGACGGCAAAAAGTTTTCCGGTGGCGCGTACGACATTCTGTTGAAAGGCCTTCAGGATAAAAACAAGGACCCGAAAGCGGCCGGGTCCCAGGTCGATTTGACCAGTTTCAACAACGCCAAGAACGACCTGGCGGCGATCACCGACACCTACAAGAACTACCAGAAGGAGCTGGAAGCGGCTCAAAAGGCCGGGCTGCTGTCAGAGGAAGACTATCTGCTGAGGCGCCAGGCGCTGATCGGCAATCAGCTCGACCAGACAACGGCTGCCTACGAGGCCGAGATCGCCGCCCTTGAAGCCGCCAAGGGGAAGAAGAGCACTTCGGCCGCGCAAAGCATCCAGCTGGACCAAAAAGTCGCCGACGCGCGTGCTGGCATGGTCAAGGCGCAGAAGGATGCCGACAGCCAGCTTGAAGTGCTGGCTACGAACGAAACCGGGCGCCTGGCAAAGCAGGAGCGGGCGATCAGCACGTACGTGCAGGCGTTGGGGCAGCAGCAGCGAGCCCTAGAGCTCGCTGGGCAACGTGCCGTACTCGGCGTGGTCCAGGGTGACCGCCAGAACGCGCTCAGCGGTGAACTGAACAGCCAGCAAGACCGGTTTGCTCAGCAGTCCCTGGAGTTGGCCAACCAGAAGTCCGACCCGTCGCGGAATATGTCGGAGGAGGAATTCAAGCGCAAATCCCAGGCGCTCGCAGACGCGAACAAGGCAGCAACGGACCAGATTCGGCAGAACTACGCGGATGTCGAAGCGGCACAGGGCGACTGGACAAATGGTGCTACATCAGCGTGGGCAAACTATCTGGATTCGGCACGTAATATCGCCGGTCAGACCAAAACCCTGTTCGGCAACGCGTTCAGCTCCATGGAAGACGCAGTGGTCAACTTTGCGATGACTGGGAAGCTGTCCTTTGCTGACTTCGCCAAGTCGGTTCTCGCGGACATGGCTCGTATCGCAACCCGTCAGGCTAGTTCGACGCTGTTGAGCAGCTTGTTTGGAGCGGGCCTAAGTTACTTCGGGGGCGGTGGTGGTAACGGGTTGGCGGCAGGGTCTGCCGGGGCCGCATCGTCAAATCTGGGCGCGTCGGCCGGAGGCTACTCGGGCAGCTACTTCCCGCAAGCCAAGGGCGGTGCCTGGTCGGGCGGCGTGCAGATGTTCGCCGACGGCGGCGCGTTCACCAACTCCGTCGTCAGCAAGCCCACGGCTTTCGGGATGGCCAATGGCAAAACCGGCGTCATGGGTGAGGCTGGTGAAGAGGCGATCATGCCATTGACCAGGACATCCAGCGGCAAGCTCGGCGTCATGGCGATGGGCGGCGGCGGGGCTGGCGGAACGCAGATCAATGTCGAGGTACATATCGACGGCGACGGAAACGCATCGTCAACGGCTGATGCGCCAGGCTATGACCTCTTCGGCAAGGAGCTGGCGACGTTCGTAGAGCAGAAGTACCAGGAACTGCGGAGCAGGGACATGCGCCAGGGCGGCGTCATCAACAACGCAATTAAGGGGCGATGATGGCTATCGAACGATTCACCTGGGCGACGGAGAAGGGCGCGGAGGGCGATATTACCCAGCGCGTCCGCTCCAAGCAATTTGGCGATGGCTACGAGCAGTCGGTCGAGGATGGCCTCAACAATCGGTCGCAATCCTGGCCCGTGACCTTCACGGGCTTGAAGGGGCGCATTAAGGACATCATGGCGTTCCTCGACCGGCACAAAGGGGCGAAGGGCTTCCTCTGGGAGCCGCCCCTGGGTGAGCTTGGCCTCTACAAGTGCAACGGCTACAAGCCTGTGCACCGTGGCGGCCAGGTCTACGCCATCACCGCGACATTCCAGCAAACCTTTCATCCCTGAGATAACCGACCATGGCACTGATCACGGACATCCAGAAACTGGAGCCCGGCGGCGAGATTCGCCTGTTCGAAATTGACGGTACCGAATACGGCGCCGATTACCTGCGCTTCCACGGTCATGCCATCCCGCACACTCCAGAGGAATTGCTGGCCTATGAGGGCTCGGAAGAGGATCTGCCCGCCAAGTCGATTATTTGGCAGGGCCAGGAGTACGCGGCCTGGCCGGTACAGATTGAGGGGATTTCCTCGAGTAGCGACGGCACAGCCTCACGGCCAACATTCGCCGCCGGCAACGTCAACGGCCGAGTCACCGCGCTGTGCTTGGCCTTCGAGGACATGCTCAAGTTCAAGCTGACGGTCCGTGAGACGCTGGCCCAGTACCTGGATGTGGCGAATTTTCCGGAGGGCAACCCGACTGCTGACCCGACTCAAGAAGCGCTGGAGATCTGGTACATCGACCAGAAAACCAGCGAAGACGGTGAGGCGGTGGTGTGGGAGCTGTCTTCCCCGGGTGAGATCGATAACCACGGGCTGCCTGGCCGGCAGATGACGACGTTCTGTCACTGGGCCATGACCAACGGCTACCGCGGGCCTGACTGCGGCTACACCGGTGCCGCCATGTTCGACGATGAGGACAACCCCACGGATGACCCGGCCCTGGACCAGTGCAAGGGCTGTCTGTCGTCCTGCAAGCTGCGCTTCGGCGAGAACAACGAACTGTCTTTCGGCGGATTCCCCGCCGTATCCCTGATTGCCCGGAGCTGACCATGCGCAAGCACATCATCGCGGCCATCCAGGCGCACGCGGCGGCCCAGTATCCGAAAGAATGTTGCGGCCTGCTGCTGGCCATCGGTCGAAAGCAGAAGTATTTCCCGTGCCGAAACATCGCCACCGAACCGAACGAAGAGTTCCGGCTGGATCCAGAGGACTACGCCTCGGCGGAAGACGTGGGCGAAGTTATCGGCATCGTTCACTCGCACCCGGACGCCACCAGCAGGCCGTCACCGCATGATCTGGCTATGTGCGAGGCCACTGCCTTGCCCTGGCACATTTTGTCGTGGCCCGAGGGCGACATGCGCACGATCACGCCCACGGGTAGCACGCCGCTGCTCAAGCGCCCGTTCGTGCACGGCGCCTGGGACTGTTGGCAGGTCTGCGCTGACTGGTATCAGCGGGAGTGGGGGCTGGAGTTCGAAGCCTTCCCGCGCACCGATGGCTGGTGGGAAAGCGCGGAGAACGCCAGCCTGTACGAGGAGAACTACGAGGCCGCTGGTTTTGTACGCGTCGACCGACCGCAGCGAGGGGATATGATCGTTATGCAGGTTGGTCGTACTGTTCACCCTAACCACGCTGGAATTTACCTTGGCACAGACCCGTCGCTGCCTGGTGAGGAGTCAGGTGTTTTCGGCCAGGGCCCATTCCTGCTGCACCACCTGTACGGGAGGCCGTCCGAGATCATCGTCTACGGCGGACCATGGCACGACCGGACACGCCTGATCCTCAGGTATAGAGGTCACCTACAGCCAGACCATTACGCCCCCATGACCGCGGTGCGCGCTGGAAAAATAGCAAGCAGTCGCAACGACTGGACGTTGAATCCGGCATTCTGCTGGTAGGTCTCTGTTTGAAACAGCCGCCTATTTTTACACTCATATCAAAGTCATATTTCTTTATGTGTGCGCTATCGAGCCGAATGTATTCATTTGAGGTGTCTTGATTAGCTTGATTTTTGTATAGCGGAGTTATGGTTCAGACTCGCAAGGCAATAATTCATAAGCTCATAAAGAGAGAGAGTTTAATGAAAATTAAAGTAATGAATGTCTCGTCAGATACAGTTACGACCTCAAGCTTTTTTGGGGCGGCCAGTTGAGAGTTCGTCGGAGGACCTATGGACGCATTACGTAGCATCAAGCTTTCCACGCGATTAATTTCTGCATTTGTAGTGTGTGCGATTATCACCTTGGGAGTAGGGGGATTAGGGGCCTCGGGCATAAAATCACTAAAGGCAACAATAAACGAAATCGTTAGCAATAACCTTGTATCTGTTAACAATACGGCTAATGCACGCGCGCTTGCTTTTTCGTATTCCAGGGATCTACATGCTGCCCTGCTGTATAAATACTCTAAAGCAGAGTCGAGCAAATTTGACGCCGCAGTGCAATCCATGTCCGACGGTCAAAAGGAAGTTGATCGGCTTTTCAAGGAATACCGCCAGACACCTCTCGCCGATGACGAGCGTGTGGCAGGTGATCAGTTCGAAAAAGACTGGCCTGCCTATGTGCAGGGGGCGAATAAAGTGATCGCACTGGCGACGGCGGGCGACCTTGATGGCGCTACGCAGCTATTCCAGCAGGAAGTTTCGCCGGCCTTCAAAGCCATTAATGAAGAGCTTAAAGTCATTGTTGCATCCAACTATCGCCAAAGCGGTGAGATCGCAGATACGGCAGAGGCCGTTACTACGAGCGCTTACTGGATATTGGGCATAGGGGTAATGATAGCCTTCCTGGCCGCCATCACTTTGGGGATGATCATCACGCGCTCGATCACGCGGCCGCTTTCCATGGCTCTACGCAGCGCTGAGGAAGTGGCGGAGGGTGACCTTTCTAAACATATTGAAGTTAGTGGGCGAGATGAGGTCAGTGTACTGCTGAGTGCGCTGGACAAAATGCAGCAAAACCTCCGGACCACGGTCAAAGAGATTGGCAGTGCTGCTGACCAACTGGCCTCTGCATCTGAAGAGCTTAACGCCGTCACGGAGGAAAGCTCACGCGGCCTAACGCGACAGAATGATGAGATTCAGCAAGCGGCGACGGCAGTGAACGAAATGACTGCGGCGGTGGAAGAGGTAGCCCGAAATGCGACAGGCGCTTCTGAAGCCTCTGAGCAAACCAGTCATAGTGCTGTGCAAGGGCGTGATCAAGTGCGCAGAGCCGTTAGCTCTGTGGGGGCAATGGCTGATGAGATTTCAAACTCAACCGGCAAGGTTGAAGTGCTTGCAACCCGTGTCAACGAGATCACAAAAGTACTTGAGGTGATCAGGGCCATTGCGGAGCAGACAAATCTACTGGCCCTGAACGCGGCCATCGAAGCAGCAAGGGCGGGTGAGCAAGGTCGCGGGTTCGCGGTTGTAGCCGATGAAGTCCGAGCACTTGCCCATCGGACCCAGGCGTCGACGGCGGACATCGAGTCGATGATGCAACAGGTTCGTTCGGGGGCAGAAGAAGCGGTCCTCGCGATGAATAAAAGTAAAGAGCTGGCAGCCGATACGCGGGCGCAGTCAATTGAGGCTGGCCAGGCCCTTGACCGCATCACTGAGGGTGTTTCAATCATCAATGAAAAGAACCTCGTGATCGCAAGTGCCGCTGAAGAACAGGCTCAGGTTGCACGTGAGGTTGATCGTAATCTGGTCAATATTCAGGATCTCTCCACGCAAACAGCGGCCGGGGCACATCAAACCAATGCTTCGAGCTCCGAACTGTCGCGACTGGCGACGTCGTTTGGCGTGCTGATCAGCCGATTCAAAGTTTAAGCGATGAGGTTGCTGTCCCTCTGTGGTATTCGCTGCGATTGCTATCCGTGCTGGGCTATTTGCATCCGCTCCCTCAGTGCTACAGTCCCGCCAAACCAAAGAGGGAACGACATGCGGATTTTGATAGCGGCGGTAGCGGTGGCGATGCTAGCGGGATGTGTATCGCCAGGGGATCTTGAGTCGAAGGATCCGAGCATTGCCGCCAGTTCTGCCAAAGACCCAAAAAAGTACGCGCTCTGCGTATTTCCCAAATGGCAGGACGCGCGCAGCGACGTGACGATGTCAGAGACTGAGTACGGATACCGCCTTGTTGCTGCAAGCAACAACATGACAGATGAGCTGCTGAGTATCCGCAAGGTTTCAAGCGGCAGCTCGGTGAAGCTGTTTCAACGACTGGCATGGGGTCCTGGATGGGGCAGAAGTGACATGGAGAAGGCAGTCCGGAACTGCCTCTGAGTAAAATTAAAAACAAGCCGCCTCCGGGCGGTTTTTTTACGCCTGGAGTAAATATGGCCGCGCTGAAAATTGAATACCAACCGCTTACCACCGTCGTCCTCTACGGCCAGCTACGGCGGTTTGGAAGGTCATTCCGGCTGTCTGTGCGCTCACCAGCAGAAGCGATTAAGGCTCTCTGTGTACAGATTCCAGGTTTGGAAAGGTTCATCTCAAACGCCAAGTCGCGGGGCATCGAGTTTGCTGTGTTTCGCGGATCGAAGAACCTTGGCGCTAAAGAGCTGGATTACGCAGGGACGGAAACGATTCGCATCGCCCCAATCATTACTGGCAGCAAGAGAGCGGGCCTTCTTCAAACGATCGTCGGCGTGATCTTGATCGCCGTTTCTTTCATCCCAGGTTTTCAAGCTCTTGCTGCTCCGGGCATTGCACTCGCTGCCGGCGGTGTAATCCAAATGCTCAGCCCCCAGGCCGGCGGCCTAAAGACCAGCGCAGCACCAGAGAACACCCCCGGCTACGCCTTCGGTAGCGCCAAGAACACAACGGCCTCCGGCAATCCTGTCTCGCTATGTGCAGGCCGCCGGCGCTGGGGTGGCGCGATCATCAGTGCCGCCATTTACGCCGAAGATCAGATGTAGCCAATACCCGAAAAACTGAAGCCGCCCAAGAGGCGGTTTTTTATGCCTGGAGAAAAGCATGGGCGCAGCACGCAAGATCGATGTTTATGGCGCCAAGGGCGGTTCCGAGAAGCCTAAAACTCCAACCGAGGCACCAGACAGCCTGCGTTCCGTCGCCATTGCGAAAATGCTTATTGCCGTAGGTGAGGGCGAGTTTGATGGTGCACCTACCGCCAAGGACATCTTCCTCGACAATACGCCGCTGCAAGACCCGCAGGGGAACATGAACTTCCCGAACGTGAAATGGGAGTGGCGCAGCGGGGCTGTCGACCAGTCCTATATCCAGGGCATCCCATCGGTTGAGAATGAAACAACCATCAGCACCGAGCTGCGCAGCGGCACGCCCTGGGTTCGAGCGATCACCAATACCCAGCTATCGGCTGTACGTGTGCGCTTTGCCTGGCCTGCGCTCCAATCGGTGGACTCCGGCGGCAACATCAACGGTTACGCGATCGGGTATAAAGTCGAACTAGCGACGGATGGGGGCACGTACCAGGAGGTTTTGAACGAGGCCGTGTCCGGCAAGACCACCAGCCTGTACGAGCGAACCCGACGCATCAATCTGGCGCGCGCGACAACCGGGTGGCTGCTGCGCATCACTCGACTGACGGCCAACCAGAACAACAACAAAATCTCCGACACCATGCAGATTGCCGGCTTCACCGAGGTGATCGACGCGAAGATTCGATACCCGAACACCGCGCTGCTTTACATCGAGTTTTCTGCCGAGCAGTTCCGTAGCATTCCTGCGGTGACGATTGATTGCGATGGCCGCAAGTGGCAGGTGCCGAGCAACTACGACACCAGGTCACGCACTTATGCAGGCGTCTGGGACGGAACATTCAAAGAGGCCTGGACCGACAACCCCGTTTGGCATACTTACGGCATCACCACGAACGACCGTTTCGGCTTGGGCCGCCGCATCAAGCCGTGGATGGTGGACAAGTGGGAGCTCTACCGCATCTCGCAGTATTGCGACCAGCTGGTTCCGGACGGGAAGGGCGGCATTGAACCGCGCTTCCTCTGCAACTTGAACCTGCAGAGCAAGGCTGACGCCTGGTCGCTGCTGCGCGATATCTCGGCGATTTACCGGGGCATGACCTACTGGGCCCAGGGCCAGGTATTCACGCTGGCGGATATGCCGCGGGCTACCGACTTCGACTTCGCCTACACCCGGGCGAACGTGATCGACGGCAAGTTCACCTACTCGAGCGCGTCGGAGCGCACCCGGTACACTCGCGCGTTGATCAGCTACGACAACCCGCTGAACAATTACGACACCGACGTCACTGCCGTTACGGATGCCAAGCTTCAGCGCCGCTACGGCGACAACCCGCTGGAAATCAGCGCCATCGGCTGCACCCGAGAATCCGAGGCCCAGCGCCGAGGCAAGTGGGCGCTGCTCACCAACTCCAAAGACCGTGCCGTCAATTTCAAGGTCGGCCTCGACGGGCGCATCCCGCTGCCTGGCTACGTGATCCCGATCGCCGACGAACTCCTGGCCGGTCGGCCGGTGGGCGGGCGCATTGCTGCGGTGAACGGGAAGGTCATCACCCTGGACCGCGACACCCAAGCCAAGCCCGGCGACCGGCTTATCCTCAACCTGCCCGACGGCAAGTGTGAGGGCCGTACCGTACAGCAGGTCAGTGGCCGGCAAGTCACTGTAACCGTTGAATACTCCGTTGCGCCTGAGCGCGAACTGGTGTGGGCGCTGGATGCTGACGACCTGGCTATCCCGCTTTATCGCGTGGTCAGCGTCGCGCGGCCGGAGCCTGGCGTGTTTGAAATATCGGCCGTGCAGTACGACCCGAGCAAGTTCGATCACATCGACACCGGGGCGCGACTGGAGGCGCGCCCAATCAGCGTTGTGCCGATCACCGTCGTTCCTGCCCCGGCGAGCGTCGATATCACGTCGAACTACTCCGTGGATCAGGGCCTGGCTATCAGCACCATGAACATCTCCTGGCCTGCTGTGGCTGGCGCTGTCGCGTATGACGTGGAATGGCGCAAGGACAGCGGCAACTGGATCAAGCTGCAGCGCACGGGCGCGACAAGCGTTGACGTCACCGGCATTTACTCGGGCGCCTACCTAGCCCGGGTGCGTTCGGTGAGCGCCTTCGAGATCTCTTCGGTCTGGAAAAGCTCCAACCTGACCAACCTGGAAGGAAAGGTCGGATTGCCGCCGGCGGTGGCGTTCCTGACCACTACCAGCGAACTTTTCGGCATCGGCATCAAATGGGGCTTCCCACCAGGGTCGGAGGACACCCAGCGCACTGAGTTGTGGTATGGCCAGGCCAATGACTTGTCGGTGGCAACCAAGTTAGCTGACCTGGCGCACCCCCAGGCGGATTACAGCATGCAGGCGCTTCAGGCTGGCGCGCAGTTCTTCTTCTGGGCGCGTCTGGTGGACCGGACCGGCAACATCGGCCCGTTCTATCCCGTAGACAACGGCGTGATGGGGCAAGCCAGTGCAGACGCTGGCCCGATCCTGGAAATGCTCGCTGGAAAGATCAGCAAGACCGAGTTGGGCCAGGACCTGATCAGCGAACTGGATGGTTTGCAGGATCAGATCGACGGCCTCGATAGTCTTGGGGCGTACGTGCCTACGCAGGTGTACCTGCAAGGTCAGATGGTGGTGGCTGGCGATCGCATCTACCAGGCGAAGCAGGAGGTGCCGGTCAGCAACCCGCCGCCCAACGCCACGTACTGGTTGGATGTAGGGCAATCGGTGGAGACGGCCAATGGCCTGGCGCAGCAGGTCGCAACGAATACCGCAGACATCACTGAACTTGACGGCGTGGTTTCAGCCCAGGCCAGCACCACCAACGCTCTTCGTGCTTCTACGCGCGATGACAGTGGTAGTGGGGCGAAGGCAGACGCATTGAAGGGATGGGCCAACACGGCCGCGATCGTCGAAGAAGCCAAGGTTAGAGCTTCGGATATCGAGGCCGAGGCGACCAAGACTACGCATTTGCAGGCAACGGTGGGCCAGAATACGTCTGCCATTCAGGAAACCTCAAGCGCGCTGGCCAACACCAACGGGCAGTTGCAAACCCTATGGTCGGTGAAGATGGAGACCACCGCCGGGGGCCAGAAGTACGCCGCAGCGTTTGGCCTGGGCCTGCAGGTAGATCCGTCTGGAGTGTCGTCGCAGTTCGTGGTCAGGGCTGACACGTTCATGCTGCTGAACCTGGCGAACGGTGTGCCGGTGTCGCCGTTCTCGGTATCTGGTGGACAGACCTTTATCCGCTCGGCTTTCCTGGAGGACGGGTCAATCACCAACGCCAAGATCGGCAACTACATCCAGTCCAACAACTATGTGGCTGGCGTCAGTGGTTGGAAGCTGTTTTTCAACGGAACGTTCGAGATCAATAGCGCTTTGGGTGCTGGTCAGGCACGCCAGGTTATCAACAATGCAGGCGGCAAAGTTTTCGACGAGAACGGCGTTAAGCGTTATCAGTGGGGAGATTTGTCCGCATGAGCTACGGAGCGAGAGTTTGGGGGCCGACCGGCCTCCTTGAGCTCGATGAAAATTCCTTTACGGTTCGGGTTGTTCATTCCGAGATAGTTCAGGCGGGCGTACCTGCACCAGGTAGAGCTCGATATATATCTATCCCAGGTGTTAACCCCGCAACGCACTCTGCTATTTGCATTCCTATTGCCGCGTATGACACATCCGCCCAAAGCAATTACTCGATTCAGTACACGCCGATTGTATCTGTTGATGGAGTTACGGTGTATTACGGTTATCCTGGTAGGAATACCGGCCCCCTTGGACTAAGTGCTCAGAGGCTTCTTGTTATGAGGATCAGGTAATGTCTTTTGGTATTCAGTTTTCAAATAATAGCGACGTTGTCGTACTTGACTCTGAATTTTCAAGGCTTGTCGTTTTGTACAAAGGCAGTTGGGTTAATGGAGGAAGTGGGGTTAGCGTTTCATTTCCTTCTGTTATAAATTCATCTGAGCCGCCACTAGTATTTGTGCGCCCTTCCCAGTCTTGCACAATGTGCTTTTGTCTTGTTAATGGGTCGGCCGGTGCTTGGACCGGTTTTTCATTTAGAGGTATTGTGGGTGAATCTTCGTCAGGTAAGTGGTTTTGCGCGGCTTTTCAATCTTCTCCAACCGCAACATACGGTTTTAGGGTGTGGGATGGTGCAGCGAAGCTTTTGTTTGATAATGGGACTCCTTGCGCTCAATTTACCAGAACAATTACTGGATGGTCTTATCTTGGGTCGTCCCCTACCGGGCAAGGAACATCTAGGCTAAGTTGGACAGCTTACACCCCGCTTGATACTGGCGACTATATGCTTCTGAATAATGTCGCAATGGATGTGGCGGGAGGGACATCTCGACAAGGAAATATGTATGCTGTGTGGGATTACGCAAATAATAGGTTAGTCATGCAAGTTGTTGGGGTTGATATTCTAACAGCGCTATATACGCCTGTAGCCTTCGCTAAACCTATTTCATAGGATCTAATTGGAGGCTGTTTTCCATAGCCGCATTGTTCTTTTTTTAAAATCTGGAGAAAAATATGGTTTGGCAGAGGGCTGGAACGGTATCAGTTCAAAACGGGAGTAACACCGTTATAGGGGCGAACCTGGATTTTGCAGCGAGTTGCAGAAATGGTGATTCATTCGTCGGGCCTGATGGCGCAACCTATGAGGTTGCCAACGTTGCCAGCACCACGGTGATTTCGATCCTGCCAGCATATAAAGGGCCTACAGTTACCGGCGCCGCTTACTCAATCATGCCGGTGCAGGGCTATGACAAGCTTCTGTCAGATGCCTTCAATAGCTTGGTAAACCAGTTTGGCATCAAGCTCGCTGCACTTGGTACAACAGGCAACTATGAGATCTTACCGATAGAAAAAGGAGGAAATGGCAATGCAACTGGCACTGCGGTCAAGCTGTCCTCCTCCGTAATGGTCGGGACGGTATCACAGTCCGGGGGCGCGCCGACCGGATCGATAATCGAACGTGGCTCGAACTCAAACGGCGAATATACTAAGTTTGCTGATGGAACTATGATCTGTTGGCGGACCGCAATATCCTTAGCTGCAACGGCCAATGTTACTGCCGTTGCTCCTTACAATTTTCCTGCGGTTTTCTCGTCAAAACCGAGCATGACCACAACCATGGAATTCCCTTTAAGCAACGATAACGTGAACATTACAAGGGTAAGCTCAGTGGCAACTTCGGGCAGCGGTGGTTACACGCAGTTAAAGGCTGATGTAACTCAAAGCTACATGCTCTCATATGTATCAATCGGCAGGTGGTTCCAATGATCATAAAGCTATGTCCGCAGCGACGTGATGACGTTCTTGTTTTGAGCAAGCGCAGCGATGTTTTAACAATTAACGGAGAGCGCTTCGACTTTCGTGCACTTCCAGAAGGGGCGGTGCTGCCGGGCTCGGCAGTAGATTGCGACTTCGTTGTAGGTGATGTCACCCGACTCAACGGCGAACTCATCATCACGCTTCTGCTGCCGTGCGGCCCAGAGGCCACTGACTCTGCCAACTTCCCCCTCGACATAGTCAGCCCGCCTGATGGCAACGTGAGTCTGCCCAAATGAATATTGATTTCAGCAAGATGAAGACCGTAGATCAATTGCTGGCCGATAAAGCCCAGATCGATCTTGATGCTGTGCTGAGCAATCGCCGGACAGCCTACCTTTCAGAGTCTGATCCGTTGCGCCTGGAGGCAGACTACGACGCCCTGAGCCAGGGGCTTGAGCCTGACTACAGTGCATGGCTTGCATCGGTTGCGGCGATCAAGGCCCGATTCCCGCTGCCGGTGAGCGCCGAAGCCTTAGATGCCTGAAGCCAAATCAGCACCGAGGCCCGCCATGAGCGGGTATTTTTTTGCCTGGAGAAAAGCATGCCTATCACTGAGCAGCAGTTACTGCAGATCCTCCCGAACGCCGGCCGCCAAGCCGGCATTTTTGTTCCTGCCCTGAACACAGCCATGAACCGTTACGGCATTGTCGGCTCACTCCGGGTTGCCGCTTTCATCGCCCAGATCGGGCACGAGTCCGGCCAGTTGCGCTACGTGCGCGAGATCTGGGGCCCCACTGCGCAGCAGCTTACGTACGAAGGCCGTGCCGATCTGGGCAACACGGTGAAGGGCGACGGCTCCAAGTACCGTGGCCGGGGTCTTATCCAGATCACCGGCCGGGCGAACTACGCGGCGTGCGGCGAGGCCCTGGGCCTTGACCTGATCAATCGGCCCGAGCTGCTCGAGCAGCCGCAGTACGCCGCGATGTCGGCGGCCTGGTTCTGGTCTACCCGTGGGTTGAACACCCTGGCGGATCGGGGCGAGTTCGTGAAGATCACCCGGCGCATCAATGGTGGGCTCACCGGTCAGGATGATCGCCAGGCGCTGTACGACCAGGCGCTGAAGGTGCTGGCATGACGCCGGTGCAGAAGCTGGTCGGTCTGGTGGTGCTGATCCTGGTGCTGATGGCCACCGCCGCCGGCGTCACCTGGCAGGTGCAGGACTGGCGCATGGGCAAGAAGCTCGCGGAGCAGGCCGGCCTGCATAAGGATGACCTGGCCGCCATCAGCAATGCCGCCGCCGCCCAGGTGCGCGCCGAGCAGGGCAAGCGCTTGGCCATGGAGAAAACCGTGGCTGAAGCTGATCAACAACATACTCGAGAACTCTCCGATGCCCAACGTAACCAGGCTGCTCTGCGCGATCGCCTTGCCACTGCTGATGTGCGGCTGTCAGTCCTTCTCGACGCCACGGACTCAGCCAGTGGCTGCAACGTGCCTGCCACCCCCGGCGCCGTCGGCGTGGTTCATGCAGCCCGTCGAGCCCAACTTGACCCAGCGCATGCTCAACGAATTATCGCAATCACCGACGACGGGGATAACGCCGTGATCGCGCTGCGGGCGTGCCAGGCCTATGTGAGGGAAGTGAATTGATAGGGATTTTATTTAGTCGGAAGGATGTCAGAGGAGCATATCGATCGACCTCCAGATGAGGCGCGTCTGCGCTGAGTTCCTATAGGGGATAGTGAAAGAGAATTTCAGTCGGCGGTTATGGTTTGTTGTTAGTTGATATAGCCTGATCTGGAAATGATTAAAAAGCCCTCTCAATTAGTCAGTTTTCGAAAGGGCTTCTTCTACTATTTTTACTTAGGCTAATTATTCCCAGCTACCAGTTCCGCCCCCTGTGCCAGTCGATGTACTAAGGGCGCCGGCTTGGAAGGTTCCGAGGAAATTACTGCTCCCATCAAAGAAATTTACAGTGAAGTAAACTGGAGTGGTTATGAACTGGAAGGAGTGAGTGTTACGGTATAGACGATCTATGTCATTTGTATATACGTCGCCCCACGAGCCGCCCCCTCCTGGAAAAGCTATTCCGCCGGACTTTCCGTTAAATTTTTTTCCGTTTGTAATGTCTACAGTTATCATTTGATAAAAAAGGAAAGAGGCAATTGTTCCTTGGGCTGGGTACTTTGCTGTGGTGGATTTTATTCCCTCTACAGCCTCATCTAAAAGTTTTTTGTCTGTGTAAGCATTTTTCATTGCCTCATGAAAGTCGCTTGCAATCATGTCTCTGTCGAGTTTTGCGATTACGCTCATGATGAATCTCCTTTTTCAAGACTTAAAAATTCCTTTCATCGCCAGAAAGTCTGGTGCCTTTTGATCGTAGATGATTGTTGTACAGATACAAGGCGCCTATAGTACTGAAGGGTTAAAATATTTTGTTATTTGGTCAAAAGCCTTTAATTATAAGCGCTGAATTGAGCCCCGCTCTAATTATTAAGTTATGGTGTCTCTCGCATTACCCGCGGCACAATCAACCTTGAACCACTCGGAGGGGGCGACTTGGTGCAGCACTGTCGGCGGTGATGATCACGAAGCCGTCATGCTCGTCCGAGCCTTCATCGATGGGCATGGTTTGATTTCCGATAACTGCATGTGCATACAGTTATCGAGCTTTTGACGTGACGCGATTTGAAGCGACGAGCTGTAGGATTTACTCCGGCGCCATGAGCACTGCCAGGGTCAGTTTTATAAACTCTTCATTCTCGTCGATGGTGTGCAGAGCGCCCCGGATATTCTCGGCTACATCTGCGGAGCCGCGCTGCTCAACCCAGTTCGATAACTCCATGATGGATGCTTCCAGAGCAAGCTGATTTTCATAGAGCTTGGAGAGTAGGGAAGGGAGTAGGTCTGTATTCGGCAT